ACTTAGTCTTAATTTTCAGAATATAATTAGCCTCGCCTTAGTGCGGGGCTTTTTTTTGTTAACTTTGTTTAGTTAATAGGGTTAACGAATCAACTATAAAGTCTTTATCGCCACAAAAGGTAAAGGCTTTTTTTTACTTTTAAAGTATGAAAAGAATCAATAAACACTTTTTTATAGGGCGCCGTGGATTTTGTCATATATCTCAGTCAACAAGATGGAGGTTTGAAATAACTATTGAAACAAAAGAATGCCCTACTTTTGAGATTACTTTTTTATATTGGACTTTTTATATAGGTTACAATAATAGATTGCCAAAATAACTGCGGGGCTTTTTTGTATCTTAGCGGCTAAATAGTAAGTTATGAGTAAGATAGAACGCGACGTAAAAGGGGCATGGCAAGTAATTAAGACTTTTCACAATGACCAGCTTTATTTAGATGGTACTGCGATAAATATTAAGGACGATCGCCTTAGTTCTGAATTGGCTTTTAAAGGTCTAATTGAAAAGCGCAAAGTTGAGGTTGCAAAGCCTAAGCCGCGTGTAATTGAACCCACACCAACCGAAAAGAAAACTAGAAGAAAGCGCAATGATAAGAACTAGATTATTTTTCGATCATTCAAGCGGAACGTGGCCGATTAGCGTCGCTACGGCTAAAGGCTATCTTCGTGTAACTTACTCAGACGACGACACGCTTATTCAAACGCTTATAGATGAAATGTGCGACTATGGCCAAAAGGCCGCAAACGTTCAGATTACTACAGCAATGAGCGGTAAAATTGTAGCGGTGCAATCTAGTGAGCCAAGTTTAGCAAGTAACCAAATCGAACTACCTTACCCAAATAGCTCAATTACGATTAGCTCAGTAACGGTAGATGGCACCGCGATAACCTCAAGCGATTATGAATTAGGGGCGGATAATATTTTACGTTTGAACTCGGAACCAGCCGCGACGGTGGTAGTTGTAGTCGAATATTCCGCAGCCATTGCCGAAACGGTTAATATCAATACACCTATTTTAAAGCTAATTGCAGACGCTTACGAAAACAGAACGGAGCAAAGTATAGAAAGCCTGAGCGACGTAAAAGCAAACGCGCGTAAGTACTTTCAAAGCTATGTTAATGGAGCAGATTTATTCTAATGGCATTACCCGTAAAAATATCCGTAATGATGGCCGTGCATGGTCGCATCGAATTAACCTTACAATGTATTTTTCACATTGAAGAGTTGATATTAACGGCTACGGGTTCGCTTCCTGAGATATTTACAGCATGCTCTACCGATGACGAAGAACGCGAATTAAAAAACGCGGGATGCACGGTTGTAAAGTGTGATAATTTTCCAGTAAGTGAAAAGCATAATCGACTGCTAAATTTAGCGATGGGCGGCGCAGAATGGACCCACCTACTACATTTAGGGTCTGATAATTTTATCACCAAGTTGTATTTAAAAAGAATTACGCAAGCCGCTCGAGATGGTCACGATATTATCGGAACGCCTGAGCTGTCTGTAATTCGCCCAAACGTAAAAAAAGCGATTCATTTTAAATACATCAACAATAAGTTAAAAGTATTAGGCGCGGGTAGATTGTTTAGCCGTAAGGTTTTAGAAAATACAATTGCTTACCCGCATAAATGTACTAGAACCTATTACTCGTTTCGTACCGGTGATATTGTGAACGTTCCAAAAGGACTAAAAACGGGAATACCATTGCAGCAAATTAGCGATAAAAAGCAAAGCTATATTCTTTGGCCTTACGCGGCTAATAATGGGTTAGACTTGCAAAGCATGGACTTGTTAGAAAACTACGCAAAAACTCACGTTATTAGCTTTCCTGAGCCGCAAGTATTAGATATTAAAGTAAATGATGAGAATATTACGCAATGGGCAAGGTTGTACGATCCAAAAAAAGAAGTATCTTATAATTTGGAATTAGAGCGTTTTAATATTGATTTTTTATGAGACCAAAAAGAGTAAGCATAGGAGATTTACGGGATAAATGCGAGGTGTACGAAGTTACAACGGATAGCCGCGATGCTTATGGTAATTTAGTTACGTCGCTGAATTTGGTTAGCACTCAATTTTTAAATGTAACGTCAAAAATGAAGAGCCGAGACATGGCTGAGGGGGGAATCCAATATTACAAAGAGTTTGAGATTATAGGTCGTCCTGGTGCTTTTGAGTCTGGCAATCAGATTAATTTCGGATCGGATAAAATTAGCATTGTAGCTATTGAGTCGGCTAATACGGCAATGATAAAAGGGAAAGGTCAAAGCGTAACAGGTTAATGGCAATAAGTATAAGCATATCAGAAAGCGAAAAGCGCGCATTGAAAAAGACCATGCAAAGATTACTAAAAGATAATCAAGATGGCTTAAAAATGGCTATGGGGGCTGCGGGGTTGGATATGCAGAACGCGGCAAAAGTGAGCAGTCCAGTAGATACAGGTCGGCTTAGGCAGTCAATTAGAATGGAAAGCATCGAAAACGGACTAGGCGCAAAGATTAGCACCAATGTAATTTATGCCGTTTATCAGAATAACGGAACATCTCGAATAGCGGGCAAGCGATTTATGGAGAAAGGTTTTGCAGCGGGGGTAAGTCGATTAATGCGAACTTTAAAAATAAGATAATGGCTATTATTTCGGCTCAACAAGCCTTATATCAATACATTTATTCCCAAATAGGGAATAGTATAACGGAAGGCGGCGATACGTTCAACTACTTTGTGAGACCTCCTGAGAATCAAACAACACCTTATATTTGGCTTAACATCCAAACGTTAAGCGATGACGGCCCGCGCGATGGGTTCATTTACAATCTTTTTGCGGAGTTTACAATAGTAGCTTTTGAAGATGTAAACAGACCTAGTAATTCAACAATTTTAAACGGGCAATTAGCCCTATTGAAACTATTTACTACGCGCGGATTAAATGTTGCTTATGCTTCGTCGGGTGGGACTATAAATATTATCAGTCAAACGTTAAGCAGCGTAGAAGAGGGCGCAGAAAACCTTGCTCAAAAAAAGATTATCTTTGCTAAGGTAAATATCAATTTTACAGTATCATTTTAAATAAATAGTCATGGCTAATCAAAACGGGTCAATATTTTTCTTAAACATCGACGGCAACCCAGTTGGCGCGTCAACTTCATTTTCTTGGGCTGAATCAGTAGATTTACCCGATACATCAAACCGCGATACAGCTGGATATGCTACTCACTTACAAGGGTTGCGTACTATTTCAGGAAGCTGCGATTTATTCTCAGATCCTGCAAAAACGGTAAATGTTGAGGAATTATTTGATTTAATTTCTACTCGCACAGATTTCACCTGCTTAATTATCCCCGTAGCTTCAGGTACTTTAGGATTTACAGGAACCGCAAGTATTTCTAACTTAGAAATGACCTTTGACTTTGAGCAGCCCGTGGGCGTATCTTTTAGCTTTCAAGTAAATGGAGAATGGTCTAAAATTACTCAATCTTAATGAGGGTAGAAATTAAAGTAGAGGGTCAAGTAATTACCGCTCGTTTTGGAATCTTAGCACTTCGTAAATATGCGGAACACTTCGATTTAACATTAAACGCAGTCGGGCCACATTTGCAGAATAATACTGTATTTGGTATTGCTGATTTATTTTACTTTGCATACCTCTCAGATTGTGAATTATCAGATCGCGTACCGGCTAATGATTTAACTAAGGATCGGTTTACTGATTTCTTAGAAGAGTTAACGCCTACTCAGTTTGGTGAGATTACCAATGCTATACACGATATTAAGCTATTTGGTAAAAAGCTAAGTGAGATGGGGACGGTTGATACTAAAAAAAAAGTGACACCGAAAGCAAAGAAATAGATTTTGCAGATGTATATGAGGCTGGCTTAATTGCTGGTTTAAAACCTTGGGAGCTGGAGAAGATGACATTTTCCCAGCTCCATTTTTTTTTACAGGGGCGAAAGGAAGACCGTTTAGAAGGGTGGAGGCAAGCGCGATGGATGGTATCATATATAACCGCTCCTCACGTGAAAACACCGCTAAAGCCCCATAAGATATTACCCTTAGATGGGGATATAGTTTTGAAAGAGCAATTAAGCGCGGAAGAGTATAACGAGTTAAAATTTAAATGGTACAATAATACCGCAAAAGCGTAGATTATGGCAATGACTAAAGAATTAGAGGTAAAACTCACGGCAGATTTATCACAATTAACGGCTGGCTTAAAAAAGGCAGAAACAAATATCGACCAAGTTGGACGAAAGACTAGCGGCAATTTAGAAAGCAGTTGGACGAATGGATTGAGCAAAATAGGCGCTGCAATATCAGGTGCCTTTGCTGTTTCGGCGTTGGTAGGATTTAGTAAAGAAGCGATTGAAATAGCTGCTAAAGCGGAGGGTATTGAAGCCGCTTTTAAACGCCTTAATAATCCAACATTACTATCCAATTTGCGGGATGCCACTAAAGGGACTATTACAGACCTTGAGTTAATGAGGCAAGCGGTAAGAGCGCAAAACTTTCAGATACCTTTAGAAAAATTAGCTACCTTTTTTGAATTTGCTACTAAGCGATCTGCTCAGACTGGTGAAAGTGTAGATTATTTAGTCAACTCTATTATTGATGGTATTGGTAGAAAATCTACGTTGGTACTTGATAACCTTGGTATAAGTGCTTCAAGATTGCAAGAGGAGGTAAAAAAGGTAGGTGACTTTGGGTTAGCAGCGGGTAATATTATTCAAGAGGAGATTGGTAAAGCTGGCGATGTTGCTTTAACCTCAGCTCAGAAAATTGCTCAATTTAATGTAGATTTAGAGAATCAAAAGAAAATAATAGGAGAGCAATTAACACCCGCTTATTTAGACCTATTAACAGCTATATCCAAGACCATTGAAGGACTGTCTAATATGGCTTCTTTTTGGTCTGACTTCACATTTGCACCAATAGCGATAAATACGGATAGCTTCACAAAGTTAGAGCGCGCAATGGGTCGTATTCTCACGGTAGAAGAGAAAAGAAGTATAAAAAGCCGTGGTTTTTCATCTGAACAAAGAAAGCTAATTGAAACGCAAGGCGACCTTACTACACGTTTTGAACAGTTTTTACTGATGTTAAAGGAAGTAAGCAAAGAAGAAGAAAACAGCACAGGTAAAACAAAAGATAAAACAACAACCATAGAGGAACAAACGGCGGCTTTAGAAGCCGCCACAGCCGCCCAAGAAAAACTAATGATGTTGCAAAGTGGGTTAGTTGGGTTAAACAACGGAACCATTACAGGCCCAGGTAATGCACTAGCAAACGTAACGCCCGAAGATTTAGCGGGATTGCAAGATTTTATTGATCAAGATTTATCAGGAATTGAAAACCTAGACAAAGC